AATGGAAACTCCCCGATGGAATGCACTTTCAACTTGCCGAGCTTCCTGCAAAGGGTTCGAAGTGATTCAGTTTCTCATCGCCCTCGATCAGTTGATCAACACCCTGTTCAAGATCAAGGGTGACGGGCGAGGCTTTGCCGACGAGACGATCTCGGCGCGGCTGTTTCGCTGTTACCTGCAAGGGCTGATTAGCGACAAGCCGTACCGAGCCATTGACGCGCTGTTCTTCTGGGAAGAGGCGCACTGCTACAACAGTTGGACAGCGGAACGCGAGCGCAGACAACTGCCAGGGCACTACAAATGACAGAGACGCTTAGCAACGGCCTGACAAAATTCTGGGACTTCCTGGACACTCGCGGCGTCATCCGGCGAGTCGTGCTGGGCATCGCCATCTACATGCTCTGGGTGCAAGCGAACTGGGCCAACGAGTACGCGCTGACGGCGCTGGCGCTCGGCAAGTCGGATGCGTCCATCGCGGCAATTGTCGCGGCCATTTCAGCCCCGGCAACGATGCTGGTCGGGTACGTCTTCAAGAACTACCTTGATTCGAGGGCCACATGAAATGCTCGCGTTCTGGACTTTTCTGCGAAGCCCCGCTGCTATTGCTCTCGCCGCTGTTGCTTGGGGCGCTTATCTGGCTGTTGATCATCGCGGTTTTGATCGTTGCACAGCAGAGCGCGATCTGGCTGATCTCCACGCTCAGGAAGAAGCGCACCAGTTTCTGCTCGCCGAGCAAGCCCGTGGCGATGCCATCAGCGCAGAACTTGCAAAAACCCAGGGGAAGCTGAATGCAACGAAAACGGAATACCTTGCTTACGCCAATAGCATTCACGGCCACTGCCCTGCTTCTCTCGGCTTGTTCCTCGGCACCGAAACCCTCACCCCTCCTCAACTGCCCGCAACCACCGGCGCATCTACTGACGCCGCCCCTCCCGTGGCTGCCGCTCAAATCGCAGCCAACATCGCCGAAAACAGATGGCGGTTTGAACTCAACCGCGCCCAGTGCGCCGCTCTCCTTGAGTGGCACGGCAAAGAGGCTTTGAAATGAGAGAGTTCTGTGCCGCCTGCTTCGGTGCTGCGTTCATCGCTGTGGCGTTGTACGTCGTCGTGAGTTGGGCCATCTGATGACTACCCCCGCTGACATGATCGCGCTGCTTGAGTACGCGCATCCTCACATCGCGCTGCGGATCAAGGTGCTATGGGGAATGCCGGAGTGCGCCGAGTACATGACCAAGCTGATGCTGCCGCGCCGGGTGGATCGTGTTGGGTTTGATGAGCCGACTGCACAGTCATTGGTCGCCTTGCAAGAACTTCACGCCAAGCTGTTCCCGCAACCCCACGACGTTTGGGAGGCAGCGTGACCCTCTACACCCTGTTGATCTTCGTTATCCCCGTTGCCCTGTTCGGCGCGGTCCTGTGGGCCGCGCTTGGCAAGTTCGATGACGAGATGAAGGGGTACGACAAATGAGACTTTGGTATCCACGATTTGCCAACTGCATCATCTGGGCGATTGGTATGCAGCTTACTCGCGGCGGCTGGGTCTGCTGGCGGAAGAGCACTACCGGCTGGTGGCCGCACGCTGTCTGGTCGCGTGATCGGATCGACTGGTACGAATATGTCCCGTTGAACTTCAGCGGGAAATTGAAATGGTGGCAAGTGCTCTGGATTGTGTTGTTCAGAGGTGGCCCGAGACATATTGACAGGGATGAACTCTGATGGTGACTAAACAGGAGAAGGACGATGTGGAAGCTCGGATTAATGCCGAAATCCAGGTGGAGGCGTTTCTTTCAATATTGGAAACACGGCACGGCCTTAAGTCTACGGACATACCTGCGATCTTGGACGATATGCGGTGGCTGCGTGAACATCGCAATGGCATTAACCGTGTCAGCTGGTCTGTCGCATTGGGGATTCTAGCCATCGCACTTTCAGGCGTCATGCACGCGTTATGGGAAGGCGTCAAAGCCTCCGCAGTTAAATAACTTTTAAAGGAAACAATCATGGCAACAGGTGACATCAAATGGATTTCTGGCGGCTTGCTCGCCATCGGTAACAAGATTCACAACCTCAGCAGCGACACGTTCAAGGTTGGACTGGTGACAAGCGTTGTCACCCCCGCCATTGCAGACACGGACGGACGCTGGGGCGCAGGCGGCTCAGTTAACTACGCGACCAACCAAGTTACACCGGGCGGTAACTACTCAACGGGCGGGCCGGCATTAGCGTCTGTAGGCTGGACCAATGTGTCGAATGTACCGACTCTGCGTGCCGATGACGTAGCGATTGCACAGCACGCAAGTAATCCCACCAACGCACGTTGGGGCATCATCTACAACGACACCGACGCCAGCAAACGGGCGATTGCCTTCGTTGATCTTGGTTCAGATCGCAACCTCACCACGGGCGCATTCTCCATCGATTTCGGTGGTGCTGGACGTGACGTATTGACCTTGACGCAGAGCTAACCATGACCACACTACTTGAAGAACTTACCACCGGACCGCTGGCCGCTGAACTCGCACCGCATATCGCAGCCGGCGCAGACGGCGTGGTTGCGGCCATTCTCAACCGGGCAGACATTCCCGCAAAGGGCAAAGTGACAAGCCACGACATCCGCCAATATTTGATGCTTGTGGATTTGCTGATTTCGATAGAAGCCAGCCCGCAGCCGGCTTGCGTCGCCGCAAAACGTGCGATGGAAGTCTTCCCAATCTTCGACCTCTCCAACCCGATGATTCTAGGCAAGTTCACTCAAGTCTTGGACGGTCTGGTGGCGGAAGAACTGATTCCAGATTTCACTGAAGTTCACAAACTCACGATTCTGAGTCTGGCAGATACGTTCATCAGCAGGGCGGAACAAGCAGGACTCGGTAACGTGACCATCGAACAAATCGCGCAAGCGACAAGGGGCTAAGCCATGACTACTCATACCCTAGCGCAAGGCACGCGCAGCAGTGCTGTTCTAGCACTTGGCACGCTGGCGAGTGCAACCTATGTCACGTCTTCAGCGATTGACCTTGGCGCAGCGATTCCGATTGATGTGACCTTTGAAGTTGAGGCGAATGCCAACGGCACGCCATCGGGTAACAAACAGTTGATTCTGTTTTGTAAGTTCAGCCTGGACAATTCAAACTGGGGGTCTGGCCCGGAAAGCGGAACCACGGCAACGGAAGAAGCCGACCTGCATTTCATAGGCGTGTTACCAATGGTGGATACCAACGACCACCGTAAGTTCTTTTCGATCAGCGGATTGCCAACTGCGCGATACATGAAGCTGGTAGCGAAGAATGATCTTGGTGTGGCGTTGACTTCGGGCAACGTCTATCAAGCCAATATCTCAGCTAACTCGGCGTAAGCAATGTCGTCGTTGATTTTGCCTCGGAGGTTTACGCAGCAACCGCAGGGGGCTGTTGAGGTTGCTGATAGCTTAAAAAATGGTTCTATTTTTCTGCTTAATCCTGCGTTATCTCAGCCAAATAGACACATAAATTTAGTTGGAAAAAACCCAATCACGGTAGTTGGAACGACACCAACAGCGGGTAATGTAATCACTCCTATCGGAAAAGGGCTGCAGTTCCATCCCGCTGGAGGGAGTAACGGAATTCCAGCGTTGTCTGTTTCTGCTACCGCATTGGATATAACAAAAGACCTTACCTATTTTTGGATTGGGTATCCTTCTAACGTAACGGGAACGTGTGAGCTACTAGCTAGGGGCACTGAATCAGGTAATTGGTCAATTAATTTTGGCATCTCATCTACTACTCGCGTATATGCTACTTACGTTGACAACCCACCAACGGCAGGATACACAGCAGCGTTAACAAGCCAAAGTTTTGCGATTGGTAAACTTGCTGCTGTTGCGTACCGTAGGTCGGCCAATGTTATTTCTGTTTTTGATGGCGTGGCAAAGGGTAAGGCATCAACTACAGGAACAAACGCAGGATTTAGAAATACCACCAACACTCTTGTTTTGGGTGGCGGTGGGGTAACTTCAACACCATCACTGCACGCAAAAACAGTATTTGCGTTTGCCGTTAATTACGATATACCTGATGGCGAAGTTTTTTCTATCCTCGCAAATCCCTGGCAAATCTTCAAACCCCGCAAGAGTATCCTCTATTTCGACGCCCCATCATTCCCCGTTCTATCCTCCCTAACTGCCAGCTATATCACCAGCAGCGGCGGTCGATTGACTGCGAACTGACATGCCGCAAACTTTATACATCGTCACCTATCCCGCAGGCGGCGGAACACCGTCAAATGCGCAGATCGTCGCAGGGCAGAACGCATCCGGTGCAGCAGCATCATGGGCGGGTAATGCGACGTGGACAGGATCAGGTCAGTATCTAGAGGCGACCGGGCTTTCAGCATCGACGGAATACGATAGTGCGGCCGTAATCTATGACGGCACGACGTATTCCAATGTCGTTGAGGTTAGCGGGACTTGGACGACGCTGAGTTCTGGCGTCACAGTCACCTGTACCCCCGGCGCAACCACTGCCGCAGGTATTCAGGCCGGCATATCGCAGGACATTACCCTTGCGACCAATCTTGGCAACGCAGTTGCAGCAGGTACAACAGCATCCGTCGCACAAGCTGTCGGCATCGCTTGCTCTCCCGGCGCAGCTACCGCAGCGGGCATCACCGCAGGCGTCACGCAGGCCATCGCCCTCGCCGCCACGTTAGGTAATGCCACCGCAGCGGGTACACATTCGGCAATCCAGCTAGGTTCTGACACCAACATCATCGCTGTCCCCGGAGCAGCGGTCGCGGCAGGCATACCCGCTACCGTCACGCAGCAAACAGACATCATCATCACCGCCACCGCAGGAAGTGCAACGGCAGACGGTATCAGCGCGGGCGTCACCCAAGCGATCACGATCCAGACCACCGCAGACAACGCACTGGCGGCAGGTATCACGGCAGGTATTGACCTCGCTGGCGGTATCGACATCACTTGCTCAGTCGGTGGCGCGGTCGCTGCTGGCACTGTGGCGCAAGTCCTTGTCGGGATGACGATTGGCTGTCAGGTCGGCGATGCGACGGCGGATGGCACAGTAGCGACCATTAGGTTGTCAGATGGCAGCGGCGTCACCCTATCACCGGAAGACATTGCAGCGATTGCGGATGCCGTCTGGGCACATTCAACCGCCGTAGATTTTGCAGACAAGATGCTGATCTGCTCCCGCATTCTGCGCAACAAGACAGTCACCAACCCAACCACAGGCGTGATGACCGTTTACGCCGACGATGGCACGACCCCGTATCTCACCGCTCAACTGCATGAAAACGTCGCTGAGACCCAGACCTATCGCGGTCAGGGGGCTGAAGTCAGGGATCGCCTACAATGATTGTATCCCGTGGTTATGGTCTTCCACAGGTTGGTTCAATTGTCGCCAATGGACTTGGTCTTAAACCGCTTGACGCCGCTATGCAGCATTCAGGTGTAGTGCGTTTGTGGATGCACGAATTGTACGCTCAGTCCATTGACGAAGATCATAAGAAACGTAAAATCGGTGCTTATGCTGAACAACCGAAGGTTGAAACGCCAAAAGCCGCAAAACCAGTGCAAAGCAAGCCAAAAACAGCAAAACCCAAGCCTACCAGACAGCCAGCAAGCCGTGTTGAGCAAGTCCGCCCTACCTACCCTATACCCCGCGTTGCTCAGGTTGATGTTTTAAAAGGACTGGAAGAGGTTATCAATCATCTTCCGTTGCCAAACTACAGCAAATTACTGAATCTTCCTAAGAACGTCAATAAACCTTTGGAAGAAAACGTAGTTCAACTAAAGCGCAGGAAGAAGGAAGAGGAGTGGTTGCTATTGCTCGCTGCGTGAGGTATTATAAATCATGAATGATCCTATATTGAATATATTGATAACTCATTTGAATGAGTTGAAAGAATCCATTATCAACTACCCTGCTCAGGATTATCCGTCCTATCGTGAGCGGGTCGGTCATTATCAAGGTTTTAAAGAAGCACTTGATATGGTGGCCGAAGCAATTAGTCAGGACGATAATTAACTTCTGAAGGAGAAGTGTATGTACGATGTAAATTGGGCGTTTCCAGATGTTGACTCTGGGAATCGTCCGTTGGGTGGGCGCGTATTGGTTCAGCTTAAACGAATCAAACGCACCACGGCATCAGGTATTATCCTGAACCAAGAGACTCGTGATTTTGAGAAGTACAACACTCAAATCGCCAAAGTCGTTGCCCTTGGACCCCTTGCTTACAAAGACCGCCAAACGATGCAACCTTGGCCGGAAGGCACTTGGGCTGAAGTCGGCGACTTTGTTCGTGTTCCGAAATATGGTGGTGACCGCTTTGAGGTCGCTGTTCCTAATGAGCCTGAAGAACCGATTGTTTTCATGCTCATCAACGACGTTGAAATCAGCTCTGCCATTGTTGGCGACCCGCTGAGTTTTGACCACTACATCAATAAGTGAGGACAATATGCCAGATATTGTGAGTATCAACGAAGAAATTGAAAAAGAAGTAAATGTCAACGAAGAAGGCGAAGTCGTTGAAGGTTCTACCGAAAAACCTGTAGAAGAAGGTGAGCAACTGACTTCTGAAGAGCAGCACGAAGAAGACAGTGCTCAGAATGATGAAGAACGCGAAGCGATTCGCGCTCGTCGCCGTCAGGAACGTCAGGACAAAAAGCGCCATCGTCAGGATAAGGAAGAATCTTATCGCCGCGAGATTGAAGGTCTGCGCCGTCAAGTTTCTGACATGAATGAATGGAAAAATACAGTTGAGCAGCGTCGCGTTCAGTCTGGAATTGGACAGATTGATCGCTCAATGAAAGAAGCAAACGATGCGATTGAAATTGCCAAACAAGCGATTCGCGAGGCAACTGAGACGCAAAACGGCGCAGCATTGGTTGATGCTCAAGAGCTTTACTACGCTGCCCGCAAGCGTAGTGAGGAACTCAGTCAGTTCAAACAACGTGTCAATCAGCAAATGCAACAGCGTCCTCAGCAAAACATTGATCCTTCGATTGCAAAGAACGCGCAGAAGTGGATGGATGGTAAGGACTGGTACGATCCTGTTGGCAAGAACTCGGACAGTAAGATTGCGCTGACTGTTGACAATGGATTGGCTGAAGAAGGTTGGGATCCACGCACTCCTGAATATTGGGAAGAGTTGGATAGCCGGCTCAAAAAATATTTACCGCACCGCTTTACAGGTGGTAATGCTCCGGCCTATAATGACTCTAACAGTTCACAAAGGAGGTCTCCGACAGGTGGTTCTGGTCAAGGTAAGTCTCAAGGTTCCGGAACTTTTACGCTTTCACCCGACAGGGTTAAGGCAATGAAAGAAGCAGGGATGTGGGATGATCCAGAAAAACGCAAGCGAATGACTAAGCGTTATATGGACATGGACAAACAGAATCGTAACTGAAAAGGACACTCAAAATGGACGAACGTATTAAGAAGACCCAAGATGCAACGCGCCTCACCCGCTCTGCAGAAGTGCAACCTGCCCGTGAAGCTGCTGACGCATCGCTTGTTAGCTCACAAGAACGTCGTAAGATGTTTCGTGAGTTTTCACAAGAAGCATTGCCGACCCCGCCTGCCATTCCTGGATGGCATTTTATTTGGCTTTCGACAACCAACCAATATGACCCGATTTACAAGCGCGAGCGAATGGGTTATGAGCCGGTGAAAGCAGAAGAAGTTCCGGGTTACACGAATTATCGTGTTAAATCTGGGGAATTTGAAGGTCTCGTTGCGGTAAACGAGATGTTACTGTTCAAAATCCCACAAGACATCTACCAAGAGATCATGGAAGAATATCATCACAATATGCCGCTTGAGGAAGAAGAAATGCTGAAAGCCAATATCGAAAAGATGGCTGACCGCGATTCTTCTGGCAAACGCCTCGGGTCAATTGAAGGTGATGGCATCAACTCCCTAGGTCAACGGGTAAAAACTCCTGTTTTCTCTTAATGAAAGGAATCTAAATGAGCACTTCTAACGCTCCCTTTGGTTTCCGTCTGGCTCGTCAGCCTTCGGTTCACGGCATTGCCCGTAAGTTCCCGATTGCGTCTGGTTTGGCGGTAAATCTGTTTATGGGCGATGCAGTTAAATTGATCGGCACCATCACTGGTGAAGGTTCTATTGACTTGGCAACGACTGACGGTACTCGTACCGGCACTGCCAGCACCGTTCCTGTCCTGGGTATCTTCGTCGGTTGTGAATACACTGACGGCAATGGTCGCCCTGTCAAAGACAATATGTGGCCGACTGGTCAAGTGTCTAGCGACGCTTTTGCATGGGTTATCGAAGGCGATCAGAACGAGTTTATCGTTCAAGCTGACGGTGCTGTTGTTGCTCTTGACATTGGTTCTCAAACCAATATCACTGGTTTCGCTGCTCCCGGTGGATCTACTATGACTGGTATCTCCGCCATGACTGTCTCTGCTACCCCGATCGCAGACGACGCACAAGGTCAATTCCAGGTCGTTGAGTTTGTTGAAGACGGTTCCAACACCGTTGGCGACACCTACACTCAATGTATCGTTCGTATCGCTAATCCGCAACTTGGCCGCGCCGGTCGTGTTGTTCAAAACGCCGCTGGCACCTAAGGAGAATTAGATCATGGCTACTCCGATGCGTAGTACGGATTTCCGCTCTATTGTTGAGCCGATTCTGAACGAGTCTTTCGATGGTATTTACGACCAGCGTAAGGACGAATGGAAACAATTCATGACCGAACAGTCGGGTACTCCGCGTTCGTATCATGAAGAAGTGATGCTGTATGGTATGGGTGCGGCTCCGGAACTGCCTGACGGCCAAGCTGTCACGTATCAATCCGGTGGCGAACTGTACGTTGCTCGCTACACCTACAAGGTCTTCGGTCTGGCTTATGCCCTGACTAAAGTCCTGGTTGAGGACGGCGATCACATCCGGATCGGCAACACTTTCTCGAAGCACTTGGCTCAGTCTATGATTGAAACCAAGGAAACCAACTGTGCGAACCTGCTGAACCGTGCGTTCAACAACTCGTACAAAGGTGGTGACGGTGTTGAAATGATCTCCAATGCTCACCCGATCATTGGTGGTACTCAGTCCAACCTGCTGGCTTCCGCTGCCAATCTGTCGCAAACCTCTCTGGAACAGATGCTTATCCAGATTCGTAACGCGGCCGACAGCAACGGTAAGAAGATCCGTTTGAACCCGCAGAAACTGATCATCTCTCCTGCCAACGTGTTCCAAGCTGAGGTTATCCTCAAGTCGGTCCTGCGTTCTGGCACGGCGAACAATGACATCAACGCGGTCAAGTCCATGGGTCTGCTGTCTGGTGAAACCGGCGTCGTTAGCCGTATGACTAGCAACACCGCTTGGTTTGTCAAGACCGACAATGACGAAGGTATGAAACTTCTGATGCGTCGCCGTCTTGAGAAATCCATGGAAGGTGATTTCGAGACTGACAGCGTGCGTTACAAGTCCACCGAGCGTTACGGCATGGGTTGGACCGACTGGCGCGGTATCTACGGCACTGCTGGCGTTTAATGCCACTACCTGTCGCTATTCAACACTGACGGTGCGAATCCGTGTTGTTCTCGAGTAGCATGAGAATAGCGACAGGTTATCTAATCAAAGGAGCATTAAATGACCTACTTCACAGGTGCTGTCACGATCGGTAGTCACCCTTCCGAGGACGTTACTCCCGGGAAAGGTACTGTTGTTCTTTCTCAATCTACCACAGTCTCGACCGTCGCAGGTTCTCATGCTGCGGTTAGTTCTTCTGTAACACTTCCTGCCAATTCGAAGATCGTTGCGTATTATGTCGATACTTTGGTGGCTGCGACTGGAACGATTGCCAACTTGACTACGACGGTTGGTAGTGCTGCTGGTGGCGCTCAGTATATGACGTCCACTGACTTCATTACTACGACTCGTGGTGCGGTTGCATTGACCGTTGCTCAGTTGGCTGCGATGGCTAACATTGGTTCTAATACCGATGTGTTCATTACCATTGATGCTAATGCTGCTGCGACTACAACGCAAGGCACGCTTCAGTTGACCGTCCTTTACACGATGGCTTAACAAACTCTCCCGCTCCGGCGGGAGATTCAGTTTGGAGTATCAAATGTACGCATTGGCCCCATTTTCAAACGCGCTGACCGTCACTAAATCCGATAGCACTGCGGTCAATTGTACTGCAATCTATATCGGTGGCGCAGGTGACCTCCATGTCAAAATGACTGCCGGTGGAGCAACTGTTATCTTCGTTGCACCTCCTGTCGGAACAGTTCTAAATCTTCACATGAACAACGGTCGCATTATGGCAGCGACCACTGCGACCAACATTGTCGCCCTGAGCTGATATGTCAACAAGCGGAACAGTTGGTAACACTCGCATCAGCGTAACGAAGCTGATCGAACATGCTGTCCGCCGTTGCGGGCTTTCTGTAACGCAACAATCCGCTGAAACGCTAGACATTGCCAAAGATAACCTCTTCATGATGTTGTTGGCACTGGCAAATCGCGGGTATTACCTCTGGTGTCTTGAGAAATATTTTGTATCGCTAACCTCTGATCGGGCGACGTATGACACGCCGATCGGTACAATTGACGTATCAGATTTGGTACATTCCAGACCAACCCGCGTCACAGGAACTGACACAATTGCGGTTGACAGTCACATCACTGAACTTGCTGAAGCGACTAGAATTGTTCGTTTTGGTATTGATTTTTCATTGATTACCCCTGCTGAAACTATAACGTTTTCAAGTTCAGTAGATGGTATCGCTTGGAATCCTGAGAAAACAATCGTTAAAACTGATTGGAATATTGACCAGTTGTATTGGTTCGAACTTGAAACCAACGTAACTTCTGCGTTCTTCAAGATAGAGTCTACGACCGACGATATTGCTCTGAATGACTTTTACCTTGCTAACGCGGTTTATGATTTGCCGATGGCACCGATCAGTCGTGACACATATTCAGCAATGAATAAGTACGCGCTTGGTACAAGTATCAATTACTTGGTTGAAAAGAAGCTTCTGCCGACGTTGACCCTTTGGCCCATTCCCAACAACAGTTACAATCATTTGACTATCTGGGTACATCGCCAGATTCAAGATATTGGTGTTTTCACTAACGACCTTGAAATTCCTAACCGTTGGATGGAAGCAGTTGTTTGGCAACTGGCCTTCCGCCTGTCAATGGAACTCCCTGGAATTGACCCTGCGCGTATTTCGTTGTTGAGCCAAGGTGCTGACAAGTACGTTATTGAAGCAGAACTGGATGAGGTTGACGGAATGCCTTCATACTTCCAACCTTCGATCGGTGTCTATACGTCATGAGATATTTGCCTGTCAGGACACGTGGTTCTGCGGCGATTGCAATTTGTGGGCGCTGTAGGAAAAAGGTCTATTACACAGACTTGATCAGAGATCCTAATGATCATCAATTCTATTGTGAAGATTGTGTAGATGACCTTGATCCATATCGTAAACCTGCTCGTGAACCTGAGAATATAACACTCAGTCACCCAAGACCTGATGAGGCGTTAGATGGCTGAAGCACTGACTTACGATTCATTGGTTTCCGATGTTGCGTTGTATGCTGAGCGTAGTGACGAACCGTTTATAACTCAGATTCCCAGGTTCATTATGCTTGCCGAAAACCGATTGGCTAGTGAGCTTCGCGGTCTTGGATATCTTCGCTTTGCTAATTTCACAATGGAAATTGGACAACCTGTTTATTCCAAACCTGCTAGGTGGCGTGAGACAAAAGATTTCTCTATCTTGATAAATGGTGAGCGTAAGTTCATTTATTTAAGATCGAATTCTTGGTGTCGCCAGTATTGGTCAAACACCGCTACGGTGAATGTTCCGGAATATTATTCCGATTACGATTACGAACATTTCTATATCGTCGGCACACCTGATCAAGCGTATGTCGCTGAAATATCTTATCATGAACGTCCAGAGCCATTGTCTGAATCAAATCAAACGAATTGGACAACTCAGTACGCTCCGCAACTCATATTATATGCTACGTTATTAGAAGCACAGCCATTCTTGAAACTTCCTGAGAAACTCCAAGAATGGCAAGCAATGTTCGAAAGATCTGCTCAAGCATTCGCACATGAACAACAACTGAGGGTTCAATGATGGCAGGATACACCGACGTACTGTTTAATGAAGCGATACCTTTAGCTGAATCTTCGTACGCTTCGTATTCGTTAACTGAGAACGAGACCTTTCAATGGCCTTACAATTACTCAGGGGACGAACACGTTATATGTAAACTCATTGACGTAACGTGCTCAGCAGGGGTCGTTGTAACTGCGCCCGCTGCGAATCAGGTTTCTAAAGGTGAGTCGTTCATAGTCAGAAATATTGGTTCTGAACTGCTAACAATTCTTAAGAACGACGGCACGCCTCTGGTCACAGTTGATTTCGGTAAGACCACTTTCATATATGTCACAGACAATAGTGATGTCGGGGGTAATTGGGGCATAATTGAATTTGGAACAGGTGTTTCCGCCGCCGATGCTGTTTCCCTTGAAGGTTACGGACTCACCGTCATCGGTAGTGTCCTAAACTCTGCATTCCCCTCGGAGACACAATCTTCGAGTTGGACCATTGACCAGTATGACCGGGCAAAAGCCTTCATTTACACGGGAGGAGCTGGAACCCTAACCCTCCCCGCCTCAGCCACAGTGGGTGACGACTTCTTCTGTCTGTTGCGTAATGCCGGATCTGGTACACTGACCATTGACCCTGATTCTACTGAAACTGTTGATGATCAGGTCACCCTCCAGATCAACCCTGGTGAATCACTGATTCTGGTATGCAATGCGGTTGAATGGTACACCGTTGGATACGGTCGCTCAATGTTGTATCAGTTTACCCAGTTGACCAAAGACCTGACTGCTGGTGGAACCATCACCTTGTCCGACAGTGAGTCTAGCAACAAACTGTTCAAGTTCACAGGTACTCCTGC